ACTGCGGAAGTCATACCGAATATCAGCCAAGCCGTTCCGGTATGCTTCATAGGCATTCACACGACGAACGTAGGCTTCTGCCTCGGGTTGCCGGGACAGGGACACAAACGTGTCTGGCAGTTCGAAGTCAAGAAAAGAATTGGTAATGGAAAGAGGTTTGGCACTTATGTTCTTCTTGAGTAGTGGATGTAAGGGAGTATTTTTGCGGATACGAAACCCCGTGCGTCCACGAACATCACAGTCTGCATGAAAGCAGTACCACAACCGCTCACCATTGACTTCCGACACGCTGAATGTATTCTTCTTGCCACAAGACGGGCAGTCCATGCGGAGGTTGCCTGAACCACCGATGGGCAAGTCTTCAACGAGTTCTTTGATCCAAGAGGTCATGGACAACGAGTACACCATACAGGAAACTCGGTCAACAACAAAAAAAATTACTTGACAAGAGTGAAACGCAATCTTACTCTCCCCTTATACTCCCCCCTATAGGTTACCTTGTTATGAAAAAAATCAATAAGATAAACCCTATAGCTAAAGAGTTACCTAAGTATGGTAAGCGGGTTGTACCTGACAAAAGAAGAAACAAGGAAGACAAAAGAATGACAAAAGAGGTACGCGATGCCAAGACCACCGAAGATAGATGAACCCACAAAAACTTACAACTTGTTGATGACGAAGGTTCAGTATGACAAGCTGGCAACCTATGCTGCTGCCATGCAGAAACGTAGCCTCGAACAAGTCGCGGTTGCTGACTTGATACGAGATGCCATCGACATTTACTTGGAAGGTATCGAAGATGATGACTACGAAGGTGGTGTGGGTCCTCTTGCTAGTGACAGCATTTAGCAGTGAAGACTTTGAATTTGAGCCTATTGGTGCCTACGACACGGTGGCAGAGTGTCACTTTGCATCGACTCGCGAATTCTGGGACGACATGCCTCTGAACAAGGAAGCCCTGTGCATGCGCGTGGAGGAACTAACTTATGAGAAAAATTAAGCTGCCGAGGGACAGAAAGGGCGACGAACTTGTGCCTTATGTCTTGTCGAAGGATGGACGCCACGAAGTCGTCGCTCCTGTGTCTTCTGTCCGTATCGGAGAGACAAACAGAAACGCAGTAAAGTCAAGGCACTGTGTGGACTATCCGAGGTGGATAGCCCTGTTTGTCGGAAGAAGTGAGGCCGAATGCAAAAAGTGGCTTGACAAGTATAAGACGCAGGTGCTAAAGCTGTGCATACCGTACGAGGTTTCCTAGCGGTTCCTTTTCCTCGTGTGGCTTTCTCAAGAAGCAGGGCTGGTCTTTTGACTGGCCCTGTTTTTTTGTTTGACAGGTATGTTTGTTACCGGTATGGGTTACATGTCTTAAAAAGGAGATCGACACATGGAAGTAATCGTAAAAGACGAAGATCGTTGCCAACTTCTGAAGGCACATAACGAACTGCGTAACATGATCACCACAATCCACGAGTGCCACGATATTTGGATGTCCGACGTAGGCAAGTTAGAGCATTTGCAACATCTATTGCACCACGCGCTCAAGTTCACCCCGCCGGTTGACGATGAAGGCAAAAAGATGTGGTGGCGTGACTTTGTTTACGAAGAAGAGGTGCCTATCGATGACTAAATTGTATCAACTGGTGATGGACAGCGCAAAGAACCCGCTGTCCAACATCCCTGACGTTAACACTCGTCACATGATCATGCAAGTTCTTGCGTGGATGTGGTGTATCGTGTTCTCGTCGTGGGTGGGATCGATTGTCGTGTTCGGCATCAGTGCGCTTGTTCACGCAATCCTGTTGGCTGGCATCTTTATCACTGTAAGTGTGTTCGAAACTGCCAAGCGTAAGCCGCAGTATTTTGGTGGCTTGGGACGAGGCAACGGGGGTGAACATGAATAGATACTACGTTGAATTTGCAAAGGAGCAAGGCTTATCTGTAGGTCATTACTTATGTGAAGATTCCTATGTGTATGTGTATGCATACAGTGAAGAACATGTCCGTAAAATATTTGATGACTACGAATTAGTAGCCATTGACTTGACAGATTAGGGGGTGAGCATGAGTAAGTTATGGGACAAAGCTGTGGAATATTACCTGACGCACGATGACATTGAGATATTCTTGTTTGCGTGTTGCTGGGCCTTCTTGGGCTGGATGATGTTTCACGCTTTTAACGGCATCATGGAGAGGATTTACTGCTGATGGAAAATCATGTTGAATCTTGTCACTGTTGGCACTGTGGCGGCTATGGCAAGGTCGCTTACACAAAGGCCGTTCCTGATCCTATCTGTGGCGGTGACCTTGTTGAGGAATACGGTCACTGCCATGACTGTGACGGCAGCGGGGAACTTTATCGCACAAAGATCACACAGACGACGGTGATCCGTGCCTTCTTGACACAAGCAAAACATGCCTTAGAAGATATAGACCTGATGGACAGCGACCTTGATCAGATATACACAAAGATCGATCAGGTGGTTGCTGATGTTGAACACTACGAGAAAAAGGTAGGGACACGAGATGCGTGACTGGAATATTACAGAGGAGCTTGATGAAGACATGGGCAAGGCTATTTCGGAGATAGTGTGCGATGTCTTGGCCGACTGGGACGTGGACGTGAGTAAGATTGAATGGCGACTGTGGGTGTCTTTTCCCGAAGGCACCGTCTTGCCGTGGGAAAGAGAGGATTGTGACGATGGGTAAGGTAAAAGACTGGGTAATTGAGATGGAAGAGGACGCCTCGTACATGACAAGGCAGGAATTCATCGACAAGCACGGCGAGACAGTGGCCGAATATTACGACGAATTGCAACTGAAGTGGCAGTACGATCACGCAGAGCCGGGAGAGCCTGACGATGTTGGCTGACAAACTGATGACAAATGACAAACGCCAAACGCTGACAAATGGCAAACGCCATGACAAACCGACCACGCTTTCCCGCGAACACGTCTGCGATAATTGCGGCGAACCGGCGATGACCAAGGAAGGGGACCGCTTGCGCTGTCCGTCGTGCTGGCTACGAGAACAGAGCCAGAAAATAAAACCTATTGACCGGGGCGGATATCGGCCCTAGTCTTGCCGCATCGTTTTTAACGAAAGGAACCGCTATGAAAAAACGAATCCACATAAACCAGCACGTTATCCGCGCCAACAAAAAGAATGGCACGAATGACCCGGTGATCACGGTTAAAACTAATAAACGAAACACTTATGCCAGCCGCGTCGAGATCGACGGGCCGTCGTCTATTGTCTATTCACCAGACAAGCCGCTTTCATGTGGCGCGCGTGTATGGATTGAGACTGACATGCCTGTTCTGGCATATGTGCTTGGCGGGGCGGTGCTGATATCATGACAAAACAGGCCACGCTAGTCGATCACGAAAGAATGATTCACAACATTATTAGCGTCTATCGTGACGCCGACGAAACACAACATGCCGAGGGTTTATTGTGGTACGATAACGCACAAAAGGCGGCGCATAATATCGCGGTAAAATACGACATTGCGGTTTATATTGTGGTTGCTGTTATCGCTGCGCTTTCCCCGAATAACAAATGGTCCCGAAATATTGTCAACGCCGATGCCTTAATTGGTGCATTTGTTCGGGGCGACGGTCTCTTGTCGGTGAAGGTCTCGACCTACAACAAAATGAAACAAAAGGCTTGGGATATCTTGGCGGCGCGTCCGGACTACGACGGGGCAAAAGCCATGCTAAAAGGTCAAAAGATTACGTCCTTTTTCATGGACATTATGGGCGAGTTTAACGTCACGATTGACGGCCACGCTCGGAACATTGCCTATGGTGAAAGAGTCGGCCTCACTGACGACCGGTCAAACATCGGCGTCCGTGAATACCGAGCTTTGCAAGCCGCATATGAAGAGGCAGCACGCCGCGTCGGTCTCATGCCCTACCAGCTACAGGCGATTACTTGGCGTGTCTGGCGGGATCGGCACGGCATCAAATGACAAATCGGCCACGCTAAACGATGACAAAAAAACCACGCAAAAATCTTTGGAGTCCGCTTGCGCTATCGGGTTGCCGGGTCACTGGGACTGGGCGCGGGGCGGGCAACGGTGGCGGCGAGTCGCGGGGCCGCCACCAACTATCCGCCGGGGCTGCGACAACTTTTCCCGGCGCGGGGCTTCAACCCGTGCAAAACATGTGCCATGATTCAAGGCATCAACAACAAGCGAAACGGAAAGGAACCGACATGCTTGACTTACCTGCCAACACAATAGCCGCCGATATGGCTGTCCGTCATGGTGACGACATTTATGCCATCCACAACAACCCTGCCGACGTGGGCTTGTTCTCACGTTATGCAAAGGTGGAGCGGGTGCCGATCGAAGCATACACACCGAGCCGCGCCTATGATGACGGTATAGAGTTTGACCTGATGTCAGCCCGGCCCGTCGAGGGATATTCGGCACTGTATAACCGGGCCACCGACAGCCTTCTAAATGTCCGACCAGTGTCCCGGCACTATGCCCTGATCCCGCATGAAGACCTTTTTATGCGGCAAGCCGCGCTCTTGCACGAATCCGAATTGCCCACCGATAACGTCACCGTGACCGACCGCATCTATGGTTTCGGCAAGCGGGTGCATCGGACGGTTGTGTTCCACGACCTTGCAACTGAAGACCGGACCCGCAGCGGCGAGACTGACCGCGTCGAGTGTCGCATGGACATTTTCAACAGTGTCGATCTGTCATGGGCCTTTCAGGTGTTTTCGGGTGCCTATCGTGACCTGTGCCGGAATTCGTTAGTGTTTGGCGGTGCCAAATCGTACCACCAACGCAAGGTACACAAAGGGCACATTTCCATTGATGCCATGATTTCGAAAGCCGGTTATGGTCTCGACATGTGGACGAACAACCGGGACCAGATGGAAGTCTGGCGGAATTCCCACTGTTCGGAATTCGACTTTCAGCGGATGCTAAAGCAATCGATCTGCCGCAAGAATACCCGGGCGGCAAAACACGACGAGACGCTTGCAATTAACGAAAGCAAACTGAATTGGTTGCTTGAGCGGTTCAAGGAAGAAACGCCCGAACTGGGGACGACCCTGTGGGCGGCTTACAACGCTTTGACCCACTACGCCACGCACCTGCCGGGAACCCAGAAGCGAAACGCTAACAAGGAACTGGTAGCGACCCGGCGCAATGACGAGGTGCGGGCCGTGATCGGTTCGAGCTTCTGGCGGGGCCTTGAACGGTCTGCGGCATAGCTTCTAAGGAAAGGGGGAACCACCCGGATGGAAGCCTTGTATATCATCTATCGCACCGTGACTGTGGTGCTTCTTTGCCTGCTAATCTGGGCATTCTTCATCGTGTAAAGGAAAGGGACCAAAACGATGCAATACGACCCAAAACTAATCGCCGACTTTGTCGAGCTTGTTAAAGCCTTCGAGGGAACCGTCCGTGCTGACGAGCGGAAACGCCTCTTGGCTAAATTCCGTGGCCGCTTCCCGGCAACCGGCAACGAGACCGGCATGCACGGGGAGCCTCTCGGCCCGCTGCCGGAATCCGGCCAGCAGCCGAACGACCTTAGCAACACCCACTACCAGCTTATCAGGTGGCTTTCTGGTGGCACGTTCATGGCGGTGCCGACACTGGCGGGCCATCTCGGCGTGAAAAAGCAATCGGTCTACCACTACCTGTCCGGCCTGAAAAAGGCAGGCTATCAGCTTGAGGTGAGATCGACTGGCAATCGCAAGGGTGGATATATCAATATTTACCGGCTTGCACAGTCTGCCTGACTTGTGCTTATAATGTGGGGCGGGCGCGGTTGCCCGCCTCAATCTCTAGGTAAAAGGAACCTTAACAATGCAAAGCACGATCAAAAACGAACTGACCACATCCGAAGCCGCAGATGTTTTCGCTGTTACCGAACACGAAATCCGGGTCCTGCGTCATCATCTCGATGCCATTAACAACCAAATCCGGGGCCTTGAGTCGTTCATGGATTCTATGGGTTT